AAGATAGTTGTTTCCATTTTCATTATTTAGGTCAAGTAGAAGATAGAGATTATGACAATAAACCTATTATGAAAGAGGACACTATTGAAGAACATTTTGACTTCAGATTGCAAGGCGCTTACGAGGGAGATAGTACAAATAGTTATGACAGAAATAATGCTTATGGCTATGCTTTGTATCGTGATGAACTAAAGGCGCAGGATAATTGTAACCCAGATATTTTGATAGAACAAGAAGGGAAAGACAACAACCCACATTTGACAAAATATACTGACGCAAATAATAAATATCTCGGTAATGATGATAGTGGTTATGGCAAACAATGGAACGAAAAATACCAATTGGATTTAATTGGTCGTGAGTATTGTCGTGATCGTTCTATCGCTTGTACTGAACAACAATTTATGATGTTGAAACAATGGAAACAACAAAAAGGTCAATTTGTTATCGCTCATAGAAATTGGATTAAATCTATTTTAGATCAGATGAAAGAAATTAAAATCGGTCTGAAAGGATATAAATACCTGGACGAGGCAATTGAGTTAGCAACTGAACTTGGTTTGAATATTTCTGAGGCAGAAATAATCAGGACGAACTCAACTGGACTTGTAATCTATAACCCTAAAAATTTAGCAGATAGGATTAAAGGTATGAAGAATAAAAATACAAGTAGAGAAGATAAAATAAAGGCGAGGTTGTTATACGAGCAAAACCAAGCAAAAAATAGTTCAAATTAACTATTGACAATAGTCCCATTATGGGATATAATGGGACTATAAAAACAAAGAAAGAGGACAAATGAAAGACATCAACAATATACCTAATGAGTTTTATATCACTTATTTTGCCAGAACTCATAATGGTCAACCAATTAAAAATGGTGGCAAAATAATCACTAGAAGAGCAAGTAAAGCAAAACCAAATGGAGCATTGGGCAAAATCTTTACAGATAAAAATGGTACTGACAGATTTATTTACTGGGATAAAGAAGCAGTAAGCAAAACTGGTTGGTTAGGTGACTGGCGTCACGCTACTGGTGAGTGGACAATTAAAGCGATTGCATAATGTTGAAAGACTTAATTTTAATAATTTTAGGCGCTGGAGTTTCCAGCGCCTTTTATTACTGGAGTGATTATAAAAATAAAAAAGAAATAAAAAAACAAGAAAGGTTAAATCAAATAAAATGACAATAATTGAACTTGAAAAAGAAATACTTAAAGCAATTAAAATAGAAAGTGAACTACCTTTAGCAAGTCAACAACCTTATAAAGATTTAAAGAAGTTTGTTAAAAAACTTTTTAAGGAGTATAAAAATGAGTAATTATAATTGGTGTCACAATCCAGGCTGCCATAAGATTGCAACTCAATCAAGGGTGCGAGGGTCAGGCGATAATAAAGTTTTAAGAACTAGAAAGATTGCATTAAATTCATATAGGAAAGATAGTATATGGGCATATTTCTGTAACAATCGATGTTTGTTTTCTTTTTTACATAAATTTCAAAATGAAATTGCTAACATAAGACCAGTTAATAAACCGAGTGAAACACCAATCAAAGTTAAGAAATGGAAAGAAGAAAGATACAGATATGAGTGGACTGATAATGGAACTGAACGAGTACCATATGAGGGAACAAGGACTGAAATAATTGAAAATACTTCTTGACTTTTAAATAGTTATGGGATATAATAGGATTTAGAAAGCGAGGAAATATGATTATAAAAATAGGCGACACAATCACAGACGAAAGAGGAAGAACTGGCACAATTTCTCAAATTGGAATTGGTACAACTAAATCAGACCCAGCAGGAGAAGTAGGATTTAAAGTAGAAGAATATGATTTAGAATTAAATTATTTAGGGTCAGTTATATTTGATGATAACTGGTGTTATTTTAATCAAATAAGATCAGTAAATAAAACTGATATAAAAGTATTAGAAGAGAACTGGATTGGATTTTAATTAAAAATAGTTCTTGACTTTTAAATAGTTATGGGATATAATAGGACTATAACAAAGCGAGGAATATGAAAGCAAACACAGACAATAGAACAGAAGAAAGAAGAAACAGATTCAATGGTGAATCTGTTATGTTAACTAAAGAAGAAGCAAAGAAGCACGATGCAATTTTTATGCACGAGTTACAAGCGACAATAGAGGACAAAGTACTTGGAACTGGTGAGAGTAAGCATTGGCAAAAGATGAGAGATTTATTAGATTGGTTTATGAAACATAATGCGAAAGCATATATGGTATTATTAGACTAACAATCATAGGTTGTGGCGGCTACTTGTTTAGATGCCGCCACACTCGCAGGATATAGTGTCAATATAAATAATAAACACTATGCCCATTTTGGGTTTTTTTAAATTTTTTTAAACCCATTTTAGGTCGCCCATTTTGGGCGGCGCAACACACAACTACACGGGGAAAAAAATTTTTTTGCTCCCCTTCGGGGAGCAATAGTGGTACCAGGTCCGATCCTAAAAAAGTAAATCTAGTACAGGTTGAATTTCTTTTTTAAAAAAGGGGTCCCACTACTTTTTGCTTTAGCTCTTGATTTAGACGGTTATTCACGATAAAATTCATTTTGACACCCATAAGAGCACTTATGCAAGATATTGATATAGAAAAATTATTAGAAGAAGATTTAGAGAACCTTCCCCCAGATACCAGAAAAAAGTACAAAAGATACCTGGTCCAATTGGACACAAAACAGAAACATAAAAAAATTACTGAAGATTTTTTGACTTTTGTAAAACATATGTGGCCTGAGTTTATAGAAGGGTACCATCATAAAATTATTGCAGAAAAATTTAATAAATTAAAATCTGGAGAGATTAAGAGACTCATTGTAAACATGCCACCTAGACATACTAAGTCTGAGTTTGCATCTTTCTTACTTCCTGCATGGATGATTGGAAGTGATCCTAAATTAAAAATTATTCAAGCAACCCACACAGCTGAACTTGCTGTAAGGTTTGGTCGTAAGGCTAAACACTTAATGGATACTGAAGAGTATAAAGAAGTTTTTCCAACTAGACTTATGGAAGATAGTAAGGCTGCCGGTCGCTGGGAAACAGAACAAGGTGGCGAGTACTTCGCAGTTGGTGTTGAAGGTGCTGTAACTGGACGGGGTGCGGATCTATTAATTATTGATGACCCTCACTCTGAACAAGATGCTATGTCCAAGAAAGCATTAGACCGAGCTTATGAATGGTACACAGCAGGACCACGACAAAGACTTCAACCTGGTGGAAGAATTGTTCTTGTTATGACACGTTGGAACAAAGGAGATCTAACAGGACTTTTACAAGCTGCACAAAAAGAACCTAAAGCAGACCAATGGGAAGTTGTGGAGTTCCCTGCTATCATGCCATCAGGTAAACCTGTGTGGCCGGAATACTGGGACATTGAACAACTACAAGCAGTTAAAGCTTCTGTTGCACTTCCTAAATGGAATGCTCAGTACATGCAGAATCCAACTTCTGAAGAAGGAGCTTTGATTAAACGAGAATGGTGGCGCAAGTGGCCAGAGACTAGAGGCATTCCTTATTGTGACTATGTCATACAATCTTATGATACAGCTTATTTAAAAAAAGAGACTGCTGACTTTAGTGCCATTACGACTTGGGGAGTGTTTCGTGAAAATGAAGACTCGCCGCAACAACTAATTTTATTAGATGCCGTTAAAGGTAGATTCGAGTTCCCTGATTTAAGACGAGAGGCACTGAAATTATACAAATACTGGGAGCCTGAGATAGTTTTAATTGAAGCAAAGGCTGCTGGACTACCTCTCACATACGAATTAAGAAATATGGGGATCCCTGTTATTTCATTTACACCTAGCCGAGGAAATGATAAACATAGTAGAGTAAATTCAGTATCGCCTATGTTCGAGTCTGGACAAGTCTGGGCTCCTACACATCTGCAATTTGCACAAGAAGTCATGGAGGAATGCGCAGCATTTCCTTTTGGCGAACACGATGACTTAGTTGATAGTACAACACAGGCGGTAATGAGGTTTAGGCAAGGTGGATTAGTAGGTCACCCAGAGGATTATAAGGATGAACCTAGACATTTAGAACCAAAAGAGTACTATTAGTTATGCAACAGTATTTTAAAATTTTTAATTTGCTTTATAAAGCAGGAATTAAGCCCAAAGACCTTCTTGGTTTGGCTGAAGTGACTCTGAAAAAGGGAAAAAGTCTGTTTAATACGCAAATAAATCCAAAATTAATCAAATTTATTGAAAAAAATCAAAAAATTCCGACAAAAATCATGGAAGAAATCAAAATTCACGGCAGAACGCTTAAAAATGTCACTGATAGGCAAAGAAACCTGTTTGAAGCGAATATAAGAGAAATTGTAAACGTTTTAAAGCCCAAGCCGCCAGTCACTGGTGTCTTGAAACCAGTAACAAGCATCAAGAAACAGGCGACAAGTGACAAGGGTATAGAAATTATTAAAAAATTTGCAAGAAAAAAGAAATTGAAAGAAAATCTCAAAAAAGGAGACACAACTCTTCCCGATGACATAGCATCTGAGAGTTACGCTGGTGAGATCGCTGCTCAAATTCAAGATATGACAGGAAAGACTGTAAGTCAAATGGGTAAATTTATTAAAAGTGAAAAACAGCTTTCAAAAATATTAAAGGATTGGGACATATGGAATGCACATACTGGAAAAGCAGCCAGACTTAAAGAATATTTACAAAGTATGGGACCTACAATAAAAAATACAGAAAAAGTTACAGGAAAAGCAGCTGAAGCTTTTAAGGGTTGGAAGCCTATAGTCATTAAAGGTGGTAAAGATAAACTTGCAACAGGTGGCATAGCAGCTCACTTTAGAAAGAGATAATGGCTTATAGTACAGATATTAAAGATTATTACAGAAGAGCCTGGGGACTAGAAGATAGACCCAAGTCTAAAAAATATGCCGGCCACTATGGCGGAACTTGGGCTGATTGGCAAACTAATTATTCAGATCAGATGACGTTTGAAGACTATCTTCGAGATGACACCATAGTTAAAACACTTCATGCGTTAGACAGAAAAGCTGAGGGGGGAAGGATTGGGTTTAAAGACAAACCTTTAAAAAATTTTAAAGGAGCGAGAACAGATCTCGAATGGGTAAAGATAAATCACGGAGGTGTAAAAGGTCAGCCCAATATATACTGGAGAGATTTAAAAAATCAAAAGACTGGAAAAGTAAAAAGAGTTTATGATGTCCGAATAACTCAAGATACTCAATTAAAATCAGGTCCTCAAATAGGGAAAAGAACTACGGGCACAGGTCGTTACGTGAATCTTCTGAGTGAGAGAGATCTTTCAAGTTTAGATGAAGCAATTAAAATAAGAAATAAATATAGAGCTAAAAATCCAATGAATCTTGGCGCTGCTACACCAGGGGACACTCCTGTAGATGAAAAAAAGAAAAAACTAAAAGCAGAAAGGAAAGCAGCTATTATAAAGAAAGGTGGATATTATGGCGGTCCTTTTACAGGAACTTCAACAATACATAAAGGTCATACGGGCAATGTTTGGGGAACAGAGAGAATTACAGGGGATAGATTAGCTTATACTCCTAAAAATATTAATGAAGCTATGGCAGCAGCAGGAACCGGACTGGATCATAAAATTAGATCAGTTTCTGAAAAAATAGAAAATATAAAAAAACAAAAAATTCCACCAGCAGCAAAGAAAGCATTATTAGAAGCTGAAGATGCTAAATTAATAAGATTAGCTTCTCAATCTCAAGGATTTAAAAAAGTTACATTAAGTGATGGCTCGACTTTTGGAGGAGATAGATTAACTATCGATGTGTTTGATGAATTCCCTAATATGACTGAAAAAGAAATTAATGAGTTCCTAAAAAAATGGAAGAATAAAAAAATTATTACAGAAGAAATGGTAAAGAAAAATCCAAAACTTAAAGTAACTTCACAATCAGAAATTGATAATATAACAAAAGCTAATATCTTTGAAATAAATAGAAAAAACGCGTTGAAGGCAGCTTCAAAAATAAATAAGAAGGAAGAAAATAGAATTTTAAATGAAGTTAATAGAAAATTTAATGAAGTCAATAAAAAATCTAAGTTAAGCAAATTAAAGTCTATTACAGGTAAAGTTTTAAGACTTACTGGCAAAGTTATTAAACCTTTAGGATATGCTATTGGAACAGGAGCTGTTATTTCAGCTAAATCGTTAGCTGATGAAATGAATATCGATTTAAATCCAATAGATTATTATGCAGCTATGGAACTGGGGGATCCACAAATGGCTATTAATAGTTGGAAGATGAGAAATGATCCTGAATATAAAGCAGCCGAAATGGCAAAGTTACCTAGTCTAGACGAAGGGACTTATGAAGTAATGGAAGAAGACGTAGTAGAAAAAAAGGATGGTGGCCTGTCTGGTGTTGATCAATACATATTAAACCGATACAAATGAAAAACCCAACCTTAGTTAAAAACATGAAAGATGTTAAATGGAAAGCAATACCCCCATTAAAGGGCCCTGATCCTAGAGGCTTGATTAAAGATAAAAAACAAGATAAACCTATAATTTTGGAGAAAACAAATGGCAGAAATCGATAAGGGCTTACCGAACGTAAGACGAGAGATAAATATCCCGAGCGTTGAAGAACAAACAGAAGTAATCGCAGATTTACAAGAAACAGCTCCTTCACATGAAAAAACTGAAGTAGTTGAAAATGACGATGGTTCTGTAGATATAAATTTTGAGCCAGGTGCAGTGTCACCTGAAGCTGGTGACAATCACTATATGAACTTAGCTGATTTGCTACCAGATTCTATTTTAGATCCTTTAGGGTCCGAGCTTTATGCAAACTATACGGATTACAAAGAATCTAGAAGAGAATGGGAAAGATCTTACACACAAGGTTTGGATTTGTTAGGTTTTCAATTTGAACAACGAACAAGACCCTTCCAAGGAGCATCTGGTGCAACGCACCCAGTTCTTGCTGAAGCAGTAACTCAATTTCAAGCGCAAGCTTATAAAGAATTACTTCCAGCTGATGGACCGGTAAGAGCTCAAGTGTTAGGAAATCCTTCTCGAGAAAAACAAGATCAAGCAGTCAGAGTTAAAAATTTCATGAACTATCAATTGATGGATGTCATGAAAGAATACGAACCTGAATTTGATCAGATGTTATTTTATCTGCCACTTGCAGGTTCAACATTTAAAAAAGTTTATTATGACGATTTAATGGGACGAGCTGTATCAAAGTTCGTCACAGCAGATGACTTAGTGGTTCCGTATTCCGCTACCTCATTAGAGGATGCGGAAGCCATTTGTCATGTTTTAAAAATGTCAGGTAATGATCTTCGTAAACAACAGGTTGGAGGATTTTATAGAGATATAGAATTAGGAAAACCTTATGATGAAGAAACAGAGCTTAAGAAAAAAGAACGTGAACTAGAAGGGACTAGAAAATCAGGATATAATAAAAATAATCCGATCTATACTTTGATTGAATGTCACGTAAATCTAGATCTTGATGGCTTTGAAGATAGGGGTCAAGATGGAATCCCTACAGGTATAAAAATTCCATACATTGTAACAATCGACAATGGTACGCGAAAAGTATTATCTATAAGAAGAAACTATAGATTAGACGATCCAAAGAAAAATAAAATTGAATACTTCGTCCACTTCAAATTTCTGCCAGGACTAGGATTCTATGGCTTTGGATTAATCCACATGATTGGTGGTCTAACAAGAGCAGCAACTTCTGCTCTTCGTCAATTATTAGATGCAGGTACGTTATCGAACTTGCCATCAGGATTTAAACAGAGGGGGATCAGAGTTAGAGATGATGCCCAATCTCTGCAACCAGGTGAGTGGCGTGATGTCGACGCTCCTGGTGGATCTTTAAGAGATGCTTTTATGAATCTGCCGTACAAAGAACCATCACAAACTTTATTACAGTTGATGGGAATTTGTGTAGATGCAGGACAAAGATTCGCGTCCATTGCTGACATGCAGGTCGGGGACGGGAACCAGCAGGCCGCTGTTGGTACGACCGTAGCCTTGTTAGAGCGTGGCTCCAGGGTAATGTCAGCAATCCATAAGCGATTGTATGCATCAATGAAACAAGAGTTTGTTTTATTATCTGATGTGTTTTCAACTTACTTACCTCCGGTTTATCCGTATGATGTCGTAGGTGCTGAGAGACAAATTAAACAAACAGACTTTGATGACAGAATAGATATTCTACCAGTAGCTGATCCAAATATATTTTCAGCAACTCAAAGAGTAGCAATAGCACAAACAGAATTACAATTAGCTCAAACGAATCCACAGATGCATAATCTGTATGAAGCATATAGAGATATGTATGAAGCGTTAGGAGTTAAGAATATTGATCAAGTTTTACCACCGCCTCCACCGCCACAAGCAAAAAATCCGGCGATAGAGCATATTGATGCAATGGCAGGTAAACCTTTCCAAGCATTTACTGGACAAGATCATCAAGCACACATTGCAGCGCACATAGCTTTTATGTCAACAGCAATGGCTAAGAATAATCCGATGATAACTTCAGCATTAGAAAAAAATATTTTTGAACACATTTCTTTAATGGCTGATGAACAAGTTCAAATGGAAATGAGAGATAAGTTGGTTAAACTTCAAGAATTAAATCAATTATTGCAAAATCCACAAACTGCTGAAAATCCAGAAATTCAAAATGAGTTTACGAGAATTCAGTTAGAAGTAGAATCTAGAAAAGCAATTTTAATTGCTGAGATGACTGAAGATTTCTTACAAGAAGAGAAAAAAGTTAGCGGAGACTTTGGTAATGATCCAATTGCTAAATTAAGAGCTAGAGAACTTGATCTTAAAGCTCAAGACAATATGAGAAAAGAAAAAGAAGATGAATCTAGAATTAATTTAGATAGAGCTAAAATGCTGCAGAATAGAGAACTAACTGAAGATAAGTTAGAACAAAACGAAGAACTTGCAGTATTAAGAGCCGCAACTTCAATTGAAAAACAAAAAATGTCTAATCGTGCAAAAGCAAGAACTGATGCAACGAAAAGATATGATGTAAGAAAACTTAAAGGTCCTCGAAGCTAATGCCTTTTCAATCTGAAAAGCAGAGAAGATATTTACACGCTAACCATCCTGAAATAGCAAAACGATGGGAAAGGGAATATGCGTATGGTGGATTATTATCTTTAGGTAATGAGTCTATAATAGATACTACTGAAGAAGGAAATGATATTTCATTAGTTGATGACACTTCTCAAGGCATTGAAAGAATGTTTGTTAAAAAAGGAGGACGTATTGGTTTTAGAGTAGGTTCTGGAGAAGGCAAGGATGTTTCGGGTAGAGAATATGGTGGTGGAAACGTGTCAGCTAGCAACCCAAATGAAGATAGAGCAAGAGAAGAACGTAGTGCTCCTACTCCTAGAGAAGTAGGAATACAACAAGCTTATGAAGAAGCTGCAAGAAAATCTGCTTTATCAAAAACAGTTACTGAAGGTCCAGGATCTCCGGTAGAAAAATATGATACTCCGGAGCAACACTTAGCTAATCTTCCTGGAGATCTAGAAGGTCCACGAGTCAATAAATACAAAACTAGGGTTAATGCAAATTACACACAAAAGGCATTAGAGCTGGCAGAAAAAAATCAACGAGCAGCACTGAACAGGTTGGGACTAGGACAACTTGGTAAAATGGGTGTTATGCTAGCAGCAATGATTTTAATGGGAGTTCCATTCATGGATGCTATTAAAGCTGTGCCGAAGACTGTATCAATAAGTAAAGAGGAGATGGCCAAACTAGTAAAAGAGAGCATCCCTGTAATGCAAGCAAAACAAGCACATATTGAAGCTCTTGGACTCCATAAAGGAGCTTTACTAGGAGAAGTTGATGTACTTAATCCTAATGAAATGAAATCTGAGACTGGCAAGGAGATTTCAAAGATAACGAACGAGATCAACGAGTTAACTCAAACACGAGATGAAGATGACACTAAAGGTGATGATCCTGTTGCACCAGTTACAGACGAAATTGAAGAAAGTACTACTTATGCCTGGGATATGTTTATCCCTAGAAATCAATTAGAAAAAGCTGCTTATTTAAATAAATTAGAAGAACAAGCCGCAGCTCTTTATCCAAATAGAGATGATTTAATAGGCAAAGAAACTAGTGGACTTGCAGATTTATTTACAGTAAAAACAACTTAATAGGAGAAAACTATGAGAAATGATTTTGGTACAAGACCTTATAAGTCTAGATTTCCATACGACAAAGGTGGAAAATCTGGTGCTAAGAAACAAGGTTACAACGCAAGATTAGACGAATCTTTAGGTGCAAGAAGAGGAGCTGAATCTACAAAATCTCAAAGCTAC